AAATTCCTAGTTTGCTAAAAAATAAATAGCGATGACCACTACCACTATAGCGATAGATATCTTTGGATTAGCTTGCGCCAGTGCCCAAAGTTGTTTTACTTTTTCCATAGTTTCCTCCTATTTTATATTACCCCAGTTAGGGCCAAATTCATAGTCTACTTTATTAGGAACTTCAAGAGAAACTGCATGTTCCATAACATTTTTTATTTCATTTGCATGATGGGATGTTTCTACAGATATATCCAATTCATCATGTACCTGAATATGGGGTACTATCTTAAGCACTCTGTATAGTTCTATCATTGCTTTTTTTGTCATATCGGCTGCTGATCCCTGAATCAATTTATTTAAAGCTTTGTAGGTGTAAGCACGTCTGATCCCTGGTCCGTGCTCCCTGAGCGCTTCATCATGGGGCAATGCCTTATGAATCCCGAACTGATTAGGTTCCCATAAATGAAACCGGCACAATCTTCCAAGAAGCGTTCTGATTCTTCCAGAGTCCTGGGCTCTGCGCATCACATTGTCCATGAGTTGTTTTACAAATGGAACTTTACCATGATATTGTCTAAAGAGATCCTCCGCTTTATCCTTAGACACGCCAAGTTCAGCTTGCAGTTTATTTTTTCCCATACCATAGAACAGACCAAGATTAATTGTCTTGGCCTGGTATCTAGGTATCTCTGCCATATCAGCGACAATGTCATGAAAGTCAGCATCGCCTTCGCGATACGCGTTCAATACTTCGTCTACTCCATAAAGATTCTGCAATGCTGCGTAGTGTACTACAAGTCTGGGTTCTTGCTGAGAATAGTCAAAACAACCCCAGCTACAATTTTTTTCTGGTAAAAATAATGATCTGATCCGTGGTCCGAGTTCCTTGTTCCGTGCAGGAATTTGCTGTAGGTTTGGATTACTATAAGAGAATCTTCCAGTTACGGTTCCACCGTTGTCTCCTCTCAACTGATTAATTTCGGCATGAATTCTTCCTTTGTATGTATGCTTCAGTATGGTATCAATAAACGTGGTATGGGCTTTGTTTATTTCACGGGCCCGGGCTATTCGTTTCACTAGCGGGTGGGGGTGATTCTGTAAAAAATTTTTAGTAAAGGATGGAGCTTGAGTTTTTTCTGTCCGGTCGTATTCTAATTTTAAATGGTCAAACACTCGGGCAATGGATCTTGCCGCCCATATTTGCACGTCTACTCCTGTTTCCTCTTTAACCTCTTGCAAGCATTTCTTTTCATCAGCCACCATTAATTTTTTCTCAATGGCTGCCTGTTCCTGGTCTACGCGCACGCCTAAAAATCTCATGTCTACTAGACATGGAAATAATTCTGTCTCCATTGCCATAATGGAACTAATGTCCTGGTGATCAATTTCTTTTTTTAATTCTTGCCACAGCTCCAGGGTTATTTCTGCATCTTTTTCAGCGTAGGCGCCTACATAGATTGCCGGTAATTTGTACATTTCTGCTTTTGGATCTACACCCCAACTTTTAGCTGCTTCGTAGAGTGCGGATTCATCTTTACCTTTGCCGGTATATCTTTTTGAACAATGATTTAAATCGTAGCGCAACTGGTTTTCATCAACCAAAGCCGATGCAATCATAGTGTCTACAATGGTGCCATTAATATCCAGGCCCATAGACCTAATCCAGCAAACGTCATACATGGCATTATGGAATATTTTTTTGGAAGGATAGTTTAGAACCGTTCTGAACCATTTAAGGACCATAGTACGATCCATATTGCCACCGCCTTCATGAGCGATGGGATAGTATCCGCTCCAATTTTTAACAGCAACGGAGATTCCAACAACTTTTCCTACTCCAACAACGGCTCCAGAGCCCATTCGTATATTTAAATTAGGATCTTTAGTTTCTAGGTCGATTGCGATTTCGTCATATTTTGATAGGTCTGGAAATTCTTCTGGGGGAAGCCATTCTGTTTGTGGTTTGAAAAGTGGTTGTTGTATCATGAGTAATCCCTTTCTAATATCATTTCTAAATAGTGTATTGCTTTTCTTACGTCCTCTTCTTTTCCTTTTATAGTATGTCTACAAATATATTTTATAGCGTTTCCCTCCGCGAACAAGAGTTTATTTTCATTTATAAATTTCGCTGGTTGAATTTTCATATTTTTATAGTGTTTACCTCCGATCTGCTTGTCGAGTGATTCGTAAGTCATTCCTTTAAACATTTCTTTATCGGTCATAATATAAATGCTTTTTCAGCACGCTTTGGTTCTATAATATGTAAATTTTCTTTTGTACGTGTTGCACCTACATAAAATAATCTATTTTCATCATCAGGATTTTTATGGTATGTTTCTAAAGTAGTTTTAGTAAGATCGGTTAACAGCACTACATTCTGACATTCTCCCCCTTTAGCTGCGTGTATAGTAGAGAGTTCTATTCTTGGTTTTTTATTTAATTGTTCACCGTTAGATCGCATCTTTCTTAAATAGTTTATTCGTTTTGAGCCTGCATCATCGAAGGCTTCAAACCAAACTTCTTTAGTTTTTAATCCGAAGTCTTTAGTTAGTTGATCTATTCCGTAAAAGGATCCTTTAGTCATCCCCTGTATCAATTTTTTATCTCGGTGGTCAGGAGACATATATCCATAAATTTTTTCTATTTGTTTATAAGATAATAGCTGTCCTTGACGTAAATGTTCCCAGTCTGTAGCCGCTTCTTGAATATCTTTCTCATAACTACGTTTATGTCTGGTTTCATAATATAAACCTTTACGATATAAAACATCTTCTATTTCTCTCAACATGTGTTTAGTTCGAGCTAAAACTAACCATTCACCAGAAGACATATCTACTGACTCAATACCAAAATGCCTGCGTAAACTGCCTTCGGCCGTTCTAGGTTGCCAGTTTTTGTTTATTCTATGTTTAATTCTATTAATAATTCCCATTGCTAAAGCATGAACTTTCATAGGTATTCTATGTGATTGTATTAATGGAAGATTTATCATTTGATTTTGTAATGCTATAAAAGAATCTACGTCTGCACCAGCCCATTTAAAAATGGCCTGATCATCATCGCCTGCAATAAAGGTATCCTCTGTTTTATTCCAAATAGAGCGTGCCATATCCCATTGCATTAGAGATAGATCCTGTGCCTCATCAATGAATACTACGTCGAACTTTGGTGATTTATCTGATTTAGTAAAATCTAAAATCATGTCATTAAAATCTATTAAGTTATAGTCTTTTTTATATGTTCTTAAGGCCTCAGCAATGTTGTATAGTTTATTCAGCTCTAAATCTTGAGTGTGCTCTCGTCTATTATATTGTTGTTCTAGTGTAATATTTCGTACTCTAGCTAGATTAATAATTTGTAAATACTCACTGTCAGAGGTAAAAATACCATGATCTTCTTGATGTTCTGCATAAGTTACTGGAAATCCAAGTTTTTTTCCAAGATCTTTATAGTGACTTGATTGTATCACTTGGTCTTTCTTTAGCCCTAATTTTCTAAATGCTAATGAGTGTAGTGTTCTAAAATATGGAAGATCATCTTCAGTTAAATTAAATTTTTTAATTGCTTCGTCTCTGGCATGATATGCAGCTTTTTGTGTGAAAGCAAAGTAACCAATTCTGTCTGGGTCTGTGTTTTTTAAATAACTATCTACTTTATTTAACAAAGTTGTAGTTTTACCCGTGCCTGGTGGTCCTAGTACAATTGTTTTCATAAAATAAAACCTCTGGATTTTGCAAATATATAGTCGTCCTCTTTGCTAGAAATTCTTTTGTTCTTTTTTCCTGTATGGTTACCACTTCCTGTTTTCCATTCTAAATTTTCAGGTAAGTAATTACATTTATCATTTCCTTTATGAGATACTTGGTAATATTTTTTAGGATCTGCATTCCAAACATAGGCCCTAGCCACAATAACATGCATCATTTTAGGACACCCTTTGTAATTTTCATCATCAATACTTACCATCATGTAGCTAGTTGAATCCGAAAAATAAGTAGTAACTCTTTTAACTTTATTGTGTCCGCTATCAGTCGTTATAAAAGGCCAAATAGGCTTTGCGTAGATAGAGTCTTTGGGTGCTTGTTTATGAAAAAGATGCAAACCCCCGGT